ATGTTCTCCATACCAAGGAATTCACCGTCAGCACATGACAGTTTCTTGTTATAGCCACCGAAGGTAGTCATAACATCTCTAGAACTGTTGTCATTGCCAAGTGTAGGTAGTCTCATTCACATCACCGCCTTACCAGTATTTGTACTGAACGTCATCTGCCCAAGGGTGCTCCTTGTGGTACTCCTTAGCGAATGCGCTCATAAGTTCATTGAATGTAATAGCCTCGTTGTTGTATCTATTAGACTCTTCGTTTGTCTCGAATATCTTGCTCTTAAGGTACGAGATGTATAATTCGTCATGTGGGAATGGAGCGATAAGTTCCTCGGTCATACTGTCGAGTGTATAAGGCTTGAACTCTACTAGCGTGACTGGTGTGCCATCTGTATCTAGAGTCAAGTGCTTGTCGATTACATCATGCCTTATCTTTGCATCAAGATGAGCGAGCCAGTTTATTTTCTCTTCGGTTGTGTACTGATTGGGTAGCTGATTATCCACCCTAGATATACAATCTTGTAAAGTCATAGCTCCTCCTTTGCGAAAAAAGGGAGTACCGCATCGGCACTCCCGTCTTAGAATATCTAACCTTCGTTGAGCGGATGCTCATCTATGAAGCTCTGAGCCTCTTCCTCGGAAGCCTCATTATCCTTGATAAGATTGTATACGCTTCTTGGGATGTTGACTGTCTCTCCAGTTTTGATTAGATAGTTTTTGAAGTTTACTGAGAAGAACTTTTCCTGAACTGCATTCTGTCCAAGGTTTCTTGGAAGTCTGTAAGGTACAGTATCTTCTACCTCTGCATCTGTCTCGATTAAAGTCTCTTCGACTTCTGTATTCTTTTTAACTGCCATATGATTACCTCACTCTTTAAATGTACTAGGGAGATGGCGAGTCTCCCTAGTATCTGTCTGTTATTAGTTTGCGCTATCGATTGAACCGTAGCTTGAACCAGTCTCCATACGGAGCATTCTCTCCTCGTAGAGAATCTTTGCACCGTGGCAGAACTTGTATCCGATTGTGCTGAACTGGTTGAGAGGACCTCCTGCTACTTCTCTAGGCTTAACAATCATCTCCATGCCTTCACCCTGAGGGTCAAGTACACCGAATGCATCCTTGCCGAAGAAGAGTGTTGCATATACTGCTACGCCTGAAGCTCCTGCATTAGCCCAAATCTTAGCCTCGTTACTCTCGATGAATCTACATCCGTGAAGTGTACCGATTTCTCCGTTGAAGATAGGAGCTACATCAGCATACTTGTGGAACTCTTTCCACTCGGATGAAGCACGAAGGTCTTCAGCTACTGAAGGATGGATAACTGCAACGTATGTATTACCATCGAATCTAGGTGCTTTGTTCTTCTTAAGCCATGTTACTGCCTTGCTGATAAGAGCAGGAGTAAGTACGTCTGTATTTGTCAATGTGCTACGCTTATCGCCATTAGCGTATGCTACTGAATTTCCTGCGATAAGGATGTTTCTTGTAAGAGTATCGAATGTCTCACCCTCTGAAGCACCCATCTCCTCAGTAGCACCGAAGATTACGTCATCATAAGACTCAAGCTCAAGTCTGTCTGATACTGCAACGTAATCACCATGCTGAGTTGTCTCAGCCTCAATCTTGCTCATACCGAAGGTCTGTCCAGTAGGGATAACGCCTTCTGTAAGAGGTGTAAGAGCCTTAGCGAAAGTATTGAACTTTCTCCACTCAATCTTGTTGCCCTTCATACCCTGCTTCTTACCAAGCTGAGTAAATACCATCTGCTCTCTTGCATTCTCAAGGAGTGCGGTATCGTAGAAGGTCTTCATTGTTGCACTCATGTTAGACTGAGTAGTCTTGTTAACTGGGTTAACGTTTGGTGTTCCTGCATCACCATCGCTCCAAGCGATAGCGAATAACTGTAAATTAAGCTTATCCATAATATCTACCTCTATCTTTCTAAGGTCAGTGACTACATCCATTTAGTAGCCAGTGCCAAGTTGATTGCGAGGTCTCAGCCTCGCTTTAATCTCTGTTCGTTTGCATATTCTCTAAGTTGCTGAAGACTCATCTTGGAGAAGTCGGTAGTTATGACAGACGGTGCGCTACTACTCATTCCGTTCTCGATAGGTCTGTTCTGACCTGATGCTATTGCATTGGCGGTCTGCATCTTGGCTTGGGTAGTTGCCATATTGACTGCGTTAGGGATTATCTCACCCCAGTGACAAGCCATATATGCGGAGGTTGTATCTCCGTTAGTGCTCATGCATAACTGTCTGAACTTAGGGTCTTGCATTTCTGTCTCAAGGTCGAAGGTTGGGAACTGGGCTCTTGTACGCTCAGCGTTTCTCTGAAGAGTAATCATATGCTCATCTACACGCCTCTGCTTCTCAGCTTCCTCAGCCTGCCTCTCATTCTCTGCAAGCTTTCTCTCCATCGTGACAATTCTTCTTGCTTCTGTGGGAGTGATGTCATGCTCAACCGCATAGTTCTCATAGTAGCTATCATCAGCTTCAATCTTGGCTGATAGGTCATCTAGGAATGTATCACTACTAGCATCGATGCCATACTTAGTAGCAACGCTCTCTAGAGCTCTCTGCATCTTGAGGCTCTTCTCCTCGATACCCTTGTACTTCTTGAGGCGGTCTCCAATCGTCTTCTCCATATAAGCCTTGTGCTCATCCTTGTAGTCATCTGACTTAATCATGTCAGCATATGACATCTTGCCTTGAGCACTCTGCTCATCTGTGGTGTGTTCCTCTGCAACCTCAGTCTTAGACTGGTTCGGTGCTTTGTAGAACTTTCTCGCTCTCTCAGGGATAGAGTCTAGAACCTTGTCTCCTGAATCGCCTTCAACTGGAGAGTCACCACCATCTCCACCATCGCCTCCATCGGCAAAAAGCTGAAGGTTTAAAAACCACTTGTCCTGCATATTGATGCCTCCTCTGCACATTAGGTGTGCGAATCCTTATGAAACCATTTTATATAAATAAAAGGGGGTGATGTAACACCCCCCTTTACTAGCCAATCTTTACTGCATCAGGATAGCTTTCAGCTAGAAGCTCAAACCCATTAAGGATGCTCCAGTATACCATCTCGATACTTGCCCTGCCTGATTCGGTAGGCTTGCATGACACCTTGCCATCGCCATCAGCCATACTGATTACTGGCTCTTCCTCAAGGCAGTACTTAAGCTTTGTGATACCCTCGCACAGTGTGTAAAAGAGGATAGACACCGCACTGCATACGATGTCTTTGCCTCTCTCCTCTACCCCTGCATGACCGCTTAATATTACCTCGTGCTCATCAGGGTTGAATGTAATCTCAATCATAGTCTCTCCTAGTCCGCCTGAGTCGAGGCTCTAGCCTGCGCTCTAGCTTTAGTGTTGTATGGATGCTCGTTTGATGCATCAAGGTCAATCTGCTCGCCTCCGCCCATCTGCTGAAGCACTCCGCTAGACTGCTGAATCATCATAGCTATCTGCTCCGCCATAGCAGGGTCATACTTCTGTGCAAGCCCCATTGCCATCTGCTCGAATGACTGCAGGAGCTCTAGCATAGTTCCGTTCTTCCTTACGGTGTTTACTACATCCTCCTTGCCAGTAAAGTCCATCATGTCGAGGCAGGCGAGCACTTGGTCTGATGCCTGAGGATTGAAGAAGCCCTGCTGATAGAAGTTCAGCGCAAGCTCGTTCATCTCCATCTTTTTATATGGTGATGCCTTCTCACTGGTTACATCTATGTCAAACTCAGGAGTACGGAGTCCCATATCCATGCCCATAATCATCTGTGGTTGAGGCTTTATCATGCTATTATCGTATGATACGAACTCATCTCCATTCTCTCCAGTTATACGGAACATACGAGGCACATCGTAGAACTGGCGTATAAGCTCAATTACCTGATAGATGACCTCTCTGTAAGCTCTATGGAAGCCCTTATTCGAGCTTCTAGCGTTCTTTCCTGCAACCTCCTGCAGTGCTGATATCGCACTTCCTGCAGTGACTCCTGATGGAGCTATACCGTTGTTGGCATCCTGATTCGAGGTCACATACTTAAGCTCATCTATTTTCTGCTGAAGACTCACGATGTAGTTCTTTTCAAGGCTCTTATAATCGACTACCCTGAGGTTGTTTTCATCTAGGCTACCTTCAACATGAACGAGGTCTCTAGTGATATCAGCGAACTCCTTCTCGTTAATGCTTCCGTCATTCCTTACAAAGTACCTTGGCTTCGCTCCGAGCAGGGTGTTATCTATGATTGCCTTGTTCATGAGGTCAATCTGTATCTGAGTGTCCCTGCCTATATCAGTTAGTCCATATCCGCAGATGCTTCCCTCGATAGGGTAAAGGCTCTGCACAACGAATGGGTATTTACCATGGTCATATAAGCCCCTTGTAGCCATGCTTCCACCGACTATAGTCTCTACTGGAACGCCAGTCTCGGGGTCGATGTCCTGCCTTGTCTCAGGGATGACCTCGTTTTCCGTTGCATAGAGTACGATGTCATTAACATACTTACAGTACTGGAGCACCTTCTTACCGTTGTGCTCTGTATGGTAGTACCAGTCAACCACTACGCTCTTATCAGAGGTATCGACGTGGTCATCGTAGAGGTACTTAGCAAGTGTTACTGAGTCTCCGTTAAGCTTGCCCTTAGTCTGTGGGTATCTCTGCTCAAGGAGTCGATTGGATACGAGCTCTGTGTTGAAGAGATGCTCAGACTCCTGAATATCAGTGATGCCACTCTCCCAAAAGAGGTTAATGAAATCAATCTTGCGGATGTTGATATCTCCCAGTCCGTTATGCTTTGATGAGTCCCAAAAGACTCCATATACGCCACCGCCATGTTTGAGTACATACCAAGCTATATCCGAGTATGTCTCTTCAAAGCGGTTCTGCTCCATCACTACTGGAATGATACTGGAGAGCTTGCTAGCCTCAGGTTTGTCATCCTCCTGACGAGGCTTTACGTTACAAGTCGGATATGAATCCATTACATCCGAGTATCTACTCTGAATGCATGACCAAAGCCATGCGGTTGCAGGCTTGAAATCATTCTTACCATCGTTCATATAGTTCCACTGGCGGAGCTTCCAAAACTGCTCGTTTGCAATTATCTTAGCCTCCAGTCTAGCCTTGCCTGCCTTGTACTTTTGAAGTATCTGAGAGGCTTCCCTTACTTGCTCCTCACCGATAGGTGGCTTGATGCTCTTAAGCTTAGCTCTCATATCCTCGTTCTCGGCAAGGTTTGCCATCTGCATTTGTGCCTTCATTACGAGAGCATCCCTCTGTGGCGCATCAGGAGCTCCATTTAGGGGTATCTGAGCCTCAGGCTGAATATTTGTACCCTGCTGAGGGAACTGCTCTATATTGGCTTTATTTGTTGCCATGTCATGACCTCCTTAGGTTGTTATATTTCTCAAACATACCGTTCTCTCCGTCACTGGTGAACTGGTTCAGTGGGTCTGAGATTGGTAGCTTTATAGGTTTGATGTCTCTTGGCGGGATAATTCTATCCATGCACATATACCGAATCGAGTCGCAGGCATGGTCTTCAAGGCTACTATCAAGGTCTTCGGGTTTGTGCTCGTCATACATCTGCAGTGGTATGGTTCGAACTGACGCCTTGCAAGTATTGAAGAAATATATCTTAGCGTATCCATGCTCATCGAACTTAAGGCGTTCTCTAAGTTGCATCCACCCTGCCACACGCTCATTATTTGCCTTATCGAAGAAGATTCGGTGCTTATCCATCTCTTCAGCGCAGGACACTCCATATGTATCATGTGAGCCATCCCATATAGATGGGTCAGCCACGCCTCTTACTATCTTCCTGCCTGCTAGCACTGGGAGCTCTGCTTCTAGCTTCTGTATACCGTCAGCCTGCTCTTTATTAGTGAGCTTCACTCCCTCGTTAGGTGTCCTAGTGCATCCGTACCACTCTGCGACCTGATACAGTGTGTCATCCTCTGACTGAGCCCACCAACATACGCTGAAGGGCTTACCATATCCCCAGTCATAGCTACGGTAGAATTTCCACGAGCGTGGTATCGGGAACGGTTCTATAACATGAGTCCATCTATGCTCCTTAAGTGCATCCTCTACGCTGATACCATCCGCCTCACACATGACCTCATCAGGCTTAGCCCTGAACTCCTCGAAGTACATTCCTTCAAATACATCCCACCGCCCAAATAACCACGCCTGACGGAGCTTCTCGGGAAGAGCGTTGAGTCTCTCATAGTAATGCGGGTCGCTGAGCATCAGAGCTTTGTTATCTGTGAGCAGGGACTGGATGAAGGTATAGTCATCAGGATTCTCGCCCTCCTCAAAGTTACGGTCTATAAACAACCTCTTTATGTATCCAAGGCTCTGTCCATTGGGATTACAAGTATAGTAATAGTGCTTAGGGAACTGGTTAACGCCTCGCAAGGTGGCTCTTATCTCATCAAGCTGATTCCTGCTGAATAGGGTTGCCTCATCGAGCATGATAACATCGAACTCTTGACCTTGGAGTCTGCCAGTATCGCTCTCCGTATTACAGTATTCGAAGGTTATCTCACTTCCATTAGGGAAAGTGATAACCTTCTTGGCTTCGTTGTATTTGATTGGATTACCCTTAGTGCCTATAGAGAGAAGCTTCTTAAAGGGCTTGATGTGGTTAGCGTAAAGCTCAGGGTAGGTCTTACGGAATATGCCTATCTTAATCCCTGCATAGGTACAAGCTAGTATGACTGCCTTCTCTCTCAAAGCGAAGCTCTTGCCCCCTCCACGAGCCCCTCCGAAGGCTATATGTAGGTGAGTATCGCTCATGAATAGCTTCTGCTTATCGCTAGGTGTGGGTAGCTTTATCTCCATAGCTTCCTCCTATACCGTGAACTCATCTGCACCGATAAGGTTGATTGTGATGCCAGTATCCGCTTCACCTTCCGCCTCTCGCTCAAGCTTCTTTATACGAGCCTCCTGCTCGCGCTTATCAAGGTCCTCCACCCATAACTTGACCTCCTTCAAATCTCTCATGACCCCTGACAAGTGCTTCATGCCCTGAGTGTTGAGCGGGTCGATGGTTTCTATAGCCTGCATCGTTTTCTCTATCATCATTGACCCCATCCTAGCGCATAGCTCTGCATTAGTGCTATCCGCATAGACCTTGATAATCTCGGTCTCTCTGCGCCTCTCAGCTTCTACCTCTGACTTTTTCTTCTTCCACCCTTCTTTAGCCATACGTTTAGTCAGGGTGCTTTGGTTCATATCGTACTTATCGCATAAGGCTCTTATGGAGATATTGGTGGAGGTATATTCTTTTTTAACCTTGTTCCAGTCAATAGTCTTCTTCATAAAATGCTCCTTGTTCTACTTTTTGCTCCACTAAAGTGGAACACTTCTGTTCTACTGTTCCACTTTATCAGAGACACCATTCCTGATGTCACACCCCACCCTCGAAAAAAGTTTTGAGATGGGGGTTGACAAGTCATCCGATGGATGATATATTGACATTGAGCTTAGCTCATCCGATGGATGACAAGCTCCCCATGGCGGTCAGGGATTGACCCACACAGATTAAGGAGGAAGCACACATGACACAGTACAAAGAGATTAACGTAGGTTGGAGCGAGGCAGGGATTGTTAAGTATACCGAATATGAGGAATACCTGATGTGCAAGTCGGATGGAGACATCTGTCAGGTTTACCTCTGTGATACACCTCAGGATTCACTTGAGATTCAGAGATTCATGGAGACATATGATTTGTCAATCGACACCAGTGATTACGAGGTAGCTACTCAGTTATGTACTAATCGATTCGTCATTCAGCGTAGCAAGAGAGGTTATATAGCTTGCAAGGTAGATGCTTGGGATTGCGGTGACTCATACTTCCCTATCACATCTAATCAGGCTAAGGGCGAGTCACCTATAGCAATTGACCCTAACACACACTTTTAAGGAGGCACACATATGAGATTCGAGATTATAGCAGTATCTAATGGTTACACCGTCAGTCGCTCAAGGGATGGCGGTATGGATGGCTTCACAGTATTCGTAGAGACCTATGAGCAGGCTTGCCAGTTAGTTGTCGAGTTCCTGAGAGCTGAGGGGAGGATGGGATACTAATGAAGAAGACCGAAGCAAAGCAGATTGCAATGGATACCATGATGGAGGCTCTTGGAGTAGCTTACTACCGCATCAGTGATGGAGATGACTACTCCGAGGAAGATAAGGAGCTTATCATCGCCGAGATGAATAAGGTTGGTGAGAGGGTCGGCAAGTTCCTGAA